CTTCTCTGCAGTAGTGTATTCCATTCCGAAGTTTTTGGAAATGAAGGCGCCAAGTTTTTTCATGGTAAAAAACGGCGCTACTGTGTTGGATACGCTCCAAATGTTATCGTCTCCATAAAACCATGCTGCCAAATGTTCTTGGCGCACAAGATCTAAGGAATTCTCTTGACATACTTTTTCAAAATAATAGTTGAAAATAACTACGTTAACAAAAGAATTAATGAAACCAGTAAGCCAACCTCCGGAGGAATTCATCCAATCCATAAGGTAAGCTTCAGTTCCAATGACAATAACAGGGGCAACGGCAGACATACAAACACAGTACAAAAACCAGTCCCACATAGGGTTAGTAATGAACCAATTAGTGTAAAGTCGCATACAACGGTAGAGGAGGTAAGCAAATTCAGAAACGATAGAAGTATCGTAATTCTTAAAATCGCCACCTCCAAGGTTGGGGAACTGCAACAACTTACGTATAAGCATGGTCCAATCTTTCGAATGAGGGTTGACACCGATAGCAACATCAGAGGTTCCAAGATGCTCTTTCATGAATGACACAATATCACCCATGACCATAACAGTCACAACCAAATGTGCAAATCCGCCGACGCAAAACAAACGCGTCTTACCAAGTCGAACTCGAAGTTCATCTCGGATTTCATCTTTAAGACAAGCGGCAACGACATTTCTTGGTTGATAACCTTTTTTCATGGCATCAAAAATTTCTTCAACTGCAGCACGAACAAGAGGATGAACCCAGGTAACAATTCCTGTAGCTTCATCTTTGGTCCACATTTCCTTACGGGAAGTGAAACCAAGGGCTTTCATATCGTGCCCGATTGCGGTATCTTGTGATAGCATCGCCAACGCTTCTTCTATAGGTGTAATCTTAAATTCTTTGCGTTGTAATGGAGTAAATCCAGCGAATGCTTTTTCAGGTTCTTTTTCTGCCCATTCGAGCAGCTCTGAGGGAAACAGAGTAACAGGGGGTGAGACAACTTTGTCAACAGCGTTATGTAACGGCTTGATGACTTCATCGGGATTATCTTCAAATATTGTAGGTCTCAAAAGAGCAGGAAACCCTGTTATTTCTTTAATAGGTGGGCAATCATGACCACCTTGGAAAGGGGAAGGAATAATATTGGAATCACTCGGTATAAAAGATGGGGTAGTAACCTCACCCAGGGCTTGCAGCCGACCGGAAAATTCCTGTTTATAGATAGGTTTAGTGTCCGAAACGCATGGAGGAAGCCATGCTCCTTTACGGGTAACTGGTCCAGCTTGATAACTGACACCATTCCCTTGATAAGCAAGAGCACTTCGCTTGTCTGTTTCAAAAAGAGGACAGACGTAAGAATCGTCTTGAAGACGAGCAAAATGTGTTCCGAGTACAAAAACTTTTCCTGTTGTGCGATCACATGCAACGTACGGAAGACTACAATCTCCACGTTCGCCCTGTGATCCAACACAAACAAGATAATCATCTATCTTCCATCGGATTTTCTTTCCTTCATCCGTGGTAAGTTGATCTTCATAAGCGACTCCAGGTCGCAAATTGTTACCGGTAACACATTGGATACTAGTAACACCCTTCTTTATAGTTTTATGGACTCGAGCTATTTGGTAACGCTCCAAGTCAAAATTCTCAAAGTCAGCACGAGACATAAATTTGAGGTTGGGGGAAGGGTTGACGGAATCAGGAAGATCCATCGCAATTTGATCTCGTCCTTCGAGACGAGTGAGGGTGACTTTAGTAGATGGTAATCTGTGGAGTGTTGTGTCACCGTTGAGGATTTGAACCTCATTAAAGTTAAGTCCATAGACTTCGAAAAAGTGAGCGGTTATAAATACACGAGATCCAGAGATCAAGCCGTATGTTAAACATGACTTATCGGAGTCATAAATAAATTTAAATCCTAATATATTAAGACCAACTTTATTAATATGTGCAGCTATATTTTGTTGTAATGTGGCTTGATAAGCTAGCTGCTTATTTTCATCAAGCTTTTCAAACTCTCCAGTGTCAAATTTATGAATTCTAGTTTCAGTTGTAGGGACACCAAGAGAATTCGTTTTCGTCTTCTTTTTCTTATCACCTGTTTTCTTTTTCCGAGCTTGAAATCGTATTTTGTGAGATTTATTAAGTCTAGCAAGCTGGCCTTTAGAAAGAGACTGAAGATCGACAACAGGCTTAGGAGGGGTAAAAACCCAAGTAAGAAGGGCAGTAAGGCCAAAATAGGTCAATACAGCAGTAAGAGTAAACGAGATGAGGCAAGCGAAAGAAGTGAAAAGATAATAATTTTGATCGCTTTTACCTAACCACGCATCCCAATCAAAAATAATAGATGTAAGTATAGAAGCGCGGTAAGTGGTAGATTCAATTTCTTCAGAAAGTCGTTTTTTGAGAGACTTTATTGATGGATCCTGTTCAGGATCATTAAAAACGAGCCTGGCAAATTTACTCCAGAGAAAGGTTTCAGAACCTTCTTCTCCATAATGCTTAAACGACCGAGTAGGATACGCAAATTTAATATATGTAGACTTAAGAAAAGGGTGATCTATTCCTACTTCATTATGCCATAATTCCACATCTCGAAAAAATGTGGTAAGCCTAACAGCTTCAGGATCGTCTTTTCGAATATTGCGATCCATTTTCCTGAAAGTAAGAAAATTATGTAATAATTGCAA